GTCTGTTCCTGACTTTCCTGCCCATCTAGTAGATGACCATAAACTATTGGCTTCTTCTTCAGAAAATACTTTATTGAGGTTATTTCTACAAAAAGGTCGTGTAGTAGCAATATTCGTTCCTGTATATTTATAATTAGTGATACCTGCCTCTGCGGCTTTGTACTTAGTAAACTGTCCGTCAAACTGCATCAAACTATCGTGTGCCATTTGACTTGCATATCTACGCATATTATCGCCATAAATATCAGCGGCATATTTAGACTGTAATGTTTCTCTAGCTACAGATACTTGTGCCTTGATACTAGCATTGTTGGAGTATCTATTTTTGTCTATAAAATCTACAAGGCGATTAATTTCTGTTTCATCACTTCTCTGGTAAACGCCATTTATTTTGGCTCTAATATTTTTCACCATATCTCTAAAGTCTTTGCCTACAATAGCAGATTGATAAACCTCATTCGCTAATGTGTCTAGGTAGGTGTTTGCAATATCCTCAAACCCACTAAAAGATAAAAACTTTAGTTGGTTAATAACTTCAAGATTAGGTTTTGTTAATGACTTAAACCTTGCAGGAATAGGTAGCGGTCTAATAAACTTTTGATATTCTTTTACAATCTCATCATAGTCACTACGGATAATATCATCTACTTCTGATAGATAATTTTCTTCAATTAATTTTTTAAGATTGGGTCTAAGTTGTACTGCTAGTTGTGTGGTTAGCTTTTCACCACCTGCGGTTGATTTAGTTAAGTCAGCAATAATGTCATCTTCAAGTTTTTTAAGTACGCCAATAACTCTTTGTTCGTGGGTATCAATTAATTTGTTTAGAATATCTTGTTTTGCCATTCATCAAATCTTAAAACCTTTTTTCCAAGATTGTACTGCCCAATAAGCAGGGGATAGGTTTTTTTGTCCTTTGACTTTGGCTAGTATGGGTCTAAATCTAGCCATGAAACTTCTTTGTCTAGCAGGGATATTTTTCTTTATAGATAGGTTAGGGTCGCCAAATCGTACTATCTGGACATTACCTGTAGATTTATTTTTTACATATACACCAAACTTCTTTGATTTGCTTGGAGTTCTAAATGGTTTATTTAATTTAACTTCTCTGCCTCTATACTTAGCCATTATTTACCTACATTTCTCATGGCTCTATTATGTGCTGATGAAAAAGTTGCACCATTTTTTATATATCTTGCCATAGCTTTCATATGCTTCAATGTATGATGCCTTGCATGACTACGCATAGTTTTTTGTTGTCTTGGCTTTAAATCTTGAATGATATTTTTGATAGATGCAACTTTAACCATTATTTCTTCTTCTTTCTTCTTTTCATAGAAGATTTAGATTTCTTGGCTTTGTGTTTTCCTTTTCCGTAGTGATAGGGCATTTTACTTTCCTTTCTTTTTCTTTTGTTTCTTTAGAATAGCTTTTTGTAAAGCCATTGGTAGTTTCTTTTGTTTCTTTGTTAGTGCCATTTTTAATCCTCTCTTGGTAATGAGTGAAACATAATAGTTCTAACATACCATATTTGTAATTAAAACCTATACAGGCAAATTTACCACAAAAACATTTCTTCTCACCATGTTGTTGATGTGTCCAGTTATAGAAATCACTAACTGAAACTGTTTTACCTTTTACTTTTTCTTTTTGCGTAAGTCTAAGTCGTGTTTACGACTACCTCGTAGGAATGAGTTTACTCTACCCATAGCCCAAGCTGACATAGGAACTCTACGACTACCTGCGGATAAAAACGCACCTTGTCCTCTACGATAAACTTTTGCTAATGTTCCGTAAGTATATCTCTTAGATGCTTTTGCTTTTCTTTGTAAGGTTGCTTTAACAGTAGCAGATATAGGTTTAGCTTTTACCATTAGGCTTTAGTTCTTGATTTTAATAATGACATTGGGATTCTTTTCCCTGCCTTATACAAAGCTGAAACTCTTTTGATTAATGATGCTCGTCTTGCTCGTTTAGCACCTTTTAGTCCAGATAAATATTTTTTTGGAACTTTGGTTTTTTTATCTTTGGGAACTTTTCTAGCCATTAAGATTGGTCAATCTTCTCTAAAAATAATTCAAACCCACCAGATACCTCTAATTCACCTTCTGGTGATATGGCTCTTAGTTCTACATCATGTTTTTCATTAATGATTTCTGGAACTTTAAATTCATGTTCTGTTCTAGTGTTTTCAAATACAATATAAGATTTAGTTTGAAAAGCGGCATTAGCAGTAGCGTTATCTCTTACTTTGATAACCAAGTGAATAGGTTTTTCTTTCTCATCTGTGCCACCATCTATTTGAACTAAATAGGCTCTATACTTAGCAGGGATTGTATAAACTGATTGTAGTGTTTGCCCATAATTAGCAGGAATATATCCTGCAGTTGTACTATCTACAGTGATAGAAATATTACCTACATTAGATGTTCCTGTATTAGCAGTAATTAATGTTGCTCTGTTTATTCTTTGAAATGTTTGAGTAGTTGCACTTCCACCAATAGTTGCAGTTTCTGATACTATGTCATAATTAGCATCTAATCCCTCAATCAGTACAGTTCCATTATTATCTGAGCCTGTGTTTGAAGATGTGACTGTTGCAGTACCTGCGGTTGAAATATAGGAATAAATACCACCTTGATTGGCTATTGTTTCCTCAGAAGTGGATACGGCAGGGTTTCTACCAAACTTCTGAATACCACTAAAGTTGACGACTGAACCTCTTTGTACTGCCAACCCAAAAGGTACATTATTGACATTAATAAAACTCATTCTTGTACTTCTTCACCTTCAATAGTTGGTGTTGAAAATTGTCCGATAGTGACTGCCTTTGCGTCTATCTCACCATCTATAGTATTAATCTTTTCATCATCATCTACAACTGCTCTAGCGATTTGTTTATCTACTTCTTTCAAGAAACTATCAGATTGTACGCCACTAGCTTTTGCCATTTGTAGGAACTGTAAGTCAGATGCATAATCTCTAAGGTTGAAACTATCAGGATAAATAATTTCACCATCAAACTCTCTGCCTTGCCATTCAGCAAATAACTTCCAGATTTGTTCTTCTGCATTTTGTAAATAATCAGCTTTCTCACTAAGTCTTGCGTTTAATAATTGAAACTCAGTCTGTAAGGCTATGCCAGATTGTACTCTGTCTTGTGTTGCTCTTACTGCACCCATGTGTGTAATTCTATTAATAGCTTCTACCTTCATATTGATATTGTTCATAATACCATCTAATGACTGTGATGATGGTTGGATAAGATAGGGTTTTAAATTAGGCTCTAAATCTTCTGGCATTTCAATAATAGAACCTGCACCTGCACTAGCTTCTACATTAGGTGTCTTAACTAAACTTGGGTGATTAGATAACCTTACTAATTGTTCAATCTCTGAATAGTCATTGTAAATAGCTTTTTGCAGTTCTGCTACATCATTAAGGTCAGATATACCAATACCTCGTCTTTGTGATTTTTGATTGTAAAGAACTACCGCAGGAACTTTTCCTAATTGGTTAGGCATTTCATCAACAAGCATTGGTTTAGCAGTTGAATAACCTTTGTTAAAATCTTTTATTCTGTAAGTTGATATATCTTCCATTGTCCAAACTCTAATAGTTGCTACATCATCAAATAAATCTTCTAGTAATGTTAGTGATGTTAAAATATATCTACCATTGATTGAACGCTCAAAGTTCCAGTTCAAGACATTCTCAGGAGTATATAAACTCATGTATGGTCTAATATCTAATTGTAATTCTTCTGCTCTAGTTTGAGTTTGTACTGCAGGTTTATCTAGTATTGCCCAACAAGTACCATAGATAGATGCATTGACTTGCATTTCTCTAATAACATTATTGAAAGACCTTCCGTCTAAATCAGCATCATCTAGGAAAGAGTTTAATTGTTCATCACCTGTTAATGAACCATAATTTCTTGTTGGTGGTACTCGGAATAGGAAAGACGAATAGATTTGCACCACATTCTTACAATGATTATCAATCGGAGTATTTTCTGCTCTTTTGAGATACTCCTCATCAGTTTCTAGGATATATCTGTTTAGCTGATAGCCATCTTGATAATCCTGTCCACCCAAATATGACATTAAATGAAAATGCCAATCTTTAAACTTTTCTTCGTAGTGTTTATGTCTTTCTGTTAAAAATTCTCTACTGTATAATGCCATTAACTCCACCTCTTGGGTTTGCTTGGTGTAAACTGTCTTTTGACTGGGTATAAATATTCCACTAAATATCCTAATGCATCATTCATATGGTCGTAATTGTTGTCCTTATCAGGCACAGTTGTTCCTTCTTTATAAATTTGTCTTTCAATGCTTTTTAGCATAGTTTTGCATTTATTTGCAATAAATAATGTTCTGTCACCAACTCCGTTCTTCAATTTAGTATTCACTGCATTTATTCTATCTCTAATAAGTGGATGATTGTTTCTTACTCGTAAATGAAATCCTGCATTTTTTAAAATAGCTAAATCAGTCACACCACCTGCTGATGTTTTTCTTTGCTTTGACGCAGGGTCAGGATAAATAAATATATGCTTATCTTTAAATCTATTTCTGATTTCTTGTACCATTTCGTCAGTATTAGAGCTATAGATGACAATTTCATCATATACATAAATATTATTTCCTTTTAATTCAGATATAACTGCGGACATTGGGTCTATATTGAAGTCCATACCAATATGTATTTCATTAGTATCAGGTACATAATTGTCCATGACATTTTCTTTTCTATCAAAGTTGTAATAAATCTGTCCTGCATAATTAACAAATGATGCCATATATTCTTGATTAAATGTTCTTTCATCTAGGTCTTGTTTAGCTTGTTCTATTTCATTAGCTGATACTTGACCGCCTTCTAATGTTGTATATTGAAATGATTTCCATTGTTCATCTTCATTTTCTTTAGTGAAAAGATTATATGACCAGTTTCCATATCCTCTGGGAGTTCCACAGAATAAAGCCGCACCATTTTTATCTGACAATGTAGGTCTTAAAACTTCATACCAAGCGTGTTCTTTAACATCAGCAAATTCATCCATTACAAGAAAGTCTAATCCAACACCTCTAAGGCTATTCTCATTATCTGCACCTCTCAGAGATATCTCACTACCATTTCTTAATGTTAGTTTTAAATCACTATGATTAAGTTTCTTAATCCATTTATGCTTAGTCATTCGGTCAACTAAATCATTCCAAACAATGTCTTTAGCCATCCTGTAAGTTGGTGCGATATACCAAACCTTTTTATTATTGTATCTAGCAAACTTAGCCATCTCTTGAATACATAAAAACGTCTTACCAAAACGTCTGCCAGTAATTAAAACTCTAAATCTATTAGAACATTCTAGGATTTTTTTTTGAGGCTTACTTAAAGGCACTACTCAACTGACCATGCAAGGGGTTGGTCATTATCTGAAGCATTACCATTCTCAGATTGATTTAACATATTACGACCCAACCATATCTGCATAGGAACAGAACCTTTTTGTGCTGATTGCCACTGCAATTCTCTTAAACGCATCTTTTGCTCTGCTCTGCCTAACTTAAGATATTCGGAATAACTCTTTCTGAGTAAACTTTCATCACAACCAAAGTAATCAGCTATCTCTACGTTAGTTGAGCCTAGTTGTGCCAACTTTCTTACCACTTCCCCTGATATTTCATATTTCTTTGGTCTTGCCATTTCTTTTCCTCTTTCATTGGTAGAGTGTACCTTATTTTAATTTTGTACCGCAATTAGGACAGGATTTTTCCGTCTTAATCTTGACACCTGCTTCTTCTTTATCAAATGTGAAAAAATCTTCAAGTTCTTTGGTGTCAAAACCAGTACCTTCTAAATCAAAGTTAATATCTAGCAAATCAGTAAATTCCTTGTTCAATAGAGAAAAATCCCATTCACTATACTCATTTGTTTTGTTATCTGCTATTCTATATGCTTTTGCTTTTTCAGGGGATAAGTCAGCAATCAATACTGGTATCTCTTTACATTCTAATATCTTAGCCGCTTCATATCTAGAATGTCCTGCAATAATTACTCCTGCTCTATCAACTACAATAGGTTGTTGCCACCCATAATTCTTAATGCTTTCTACAACCTTGTTTAGATTAGTTTTTTTTCTTGGGTTTCTTTCATAAGGCTTAATGTCAGTAATAGCCTTAAGTTGTACTATCATTAATGATAAGTGACTTCTGTTTGAAGTTTATATCCCATCAGGCTCATTACATACTCTAAACTTTTTTCTGCATCTTCTTTAGTTTCAAAGACACCATAATTAACAAAAGCTGAGAATGTTCCATCCTTGTTATCTACAATAATATAATTTTGAGGATTCTGCATATCAGTTGTACTCATTTAACAATTTAAAGATAAACATTTATTCCTATATTTCTACCATGAATGTATCTCAGTATTTTAAAAATTTTTTTAATGTATTTTATAGTTCTTATAAGCATTACAACAACTCTCAAAATATTGAGCGGTTTATAGAAGTAGAATTTAGACCTAAAGATAGGCAGTGGGCAAGATTGCATTTTTTCAATCGCCATTAGCAATAGCTTCATCAAGTTCTCTAATATAACCAACTGACCAAGATAAAGGTTTCATTCCTTTTTTACGCATATCTAAATCAGATTTAAATTTCCATTCTTTCATTTCCTCATCTGATTTTTCTTTAACAGGTGTCACTTCAAGATATATCTTTTTCCTCAAGAAACGCTCTAGTGCCTTGTAATAGTCGCCTTTTTGGTTTCTATAGGTGACGTACTTATCCCCTACTGATTTTTTTTGTGTATCATCCAGTTTCTTCCATTGTTGAAAGCTATCCCACTTTACTGACCTAGTATCTTTATAATCTAAAACATACTTTCGCCAGAAAGTATCAAACTCCTTGGTATATATATTTGATTTATGGTTATTGGTTGGTGTGTTAGTGTGTTTGTGTGTTAGTGTGTTAGCATTGCCTTCGCTATGCGTTTGCATTGCGTCTGCATTAGGTGTTGTATCCCCTTGTGGTACACCAGAGGGGTATCGAACACCCCATCTAGCTTCTGCTGATTTAACCGCCTTTTGATGTTTATCCTTAGCCTTTTCAATCTCTAAGTCACATCTCTTGTTACGGATTTTGCCTTCATGAATGTAGATTTTGTCTTTGTTGATAAGTTCAGCTTTGATTTTATCTATATCTTCATAAAAGG